CATTCACTAGCTACTCGATACGTTTCGGGACCTCGTGAAGAAATAAGGACTGGTTATTTTCCGCCGCTACCCGAAGATAGTTCCAGAAGTAGGTCCGCCAAGCCCGCTTAAAAACATCACGTGAACATGACGTTATTAGACACCTTGTCACGCTGGATATGTTGTCGCATTGTTGACGACGAGGAGGTTGTCTCCCTCGTTCGTGCAGTGCGTCGCAACCCTGACCAGCTGGCAGAAGATATGGTGCTTTACACCCATGACCCAGTAGTCCGACATGTGACAAAACAACCGAGTGAAGTGATCAAGGTTGATAACGTTGCTGAGGAGAAGACAGATGAACAGCCAGCAAAAATTGAGACCACACGGGTCCAATTCCCTAGAGCCGGGGATGCTGAGCCAGTAGTGCCACCACCGAGTGTGGACATCACACCAATCATGTTCGGAGACATCCAGTGTGATTTGGTTGTTGGTGGGAAATATTATCGTCAGCCGATCACGATCGGCACCATTGAATGCGCTCAAGTGGTGAATGACGTTACTGAAAGAGCTATGGTGGTTCGAGTTGAGGAGCCACCAAAGCAGGAACAGGACGTGCAAGAAAACTTGCCAGTGGTTGAGGGGCCTTCCAGTGTGTACCGCGTCTGTCAGGACGTGGTCGAGGTGGCCCGCCACCGGCGGTTGCCGCACAACAATCGTGACTATGTTGGTTCCGTTGTGAGTGAAATCAAGAACCGACTAGGATGCCCTGTAGCTAACGCGGCCAATTTATTGGTTGTTCGCCGCATGGGTAACAACATCATGATGAAGCACGGTTTGCGTCCCTCACACATCCGCAATGCCATTGAGTTGGTCATAGCTGGTGTGTTCGTTCCAGATGAAAATGACTTGCTTGGCGCTAAGGTCCTGGCGTCGGTCAGCGTGAGCTCATTGCGAGCTGAAGTTGCCGATGCTGGACCCAAGAACGCATGGAAGGAGTTAATTGCAAAGGTCTTCAACCCGTTTGCTCGCCGCGGCGCCAGTCGCGTGCGGGCTGGCGTGTGAGGGGGCCTTGGCGTGGTTGACGGTGTGAGTCACTCTACACATTTGAGTGACCCCAGACTGCACGTCAACCGACACGCTAAGGAGACAGTCAAAGCCCGTAGGTTATACTCTATTTCGGAGTTGTCTGGTAACCTCGACCTGGGCGTCAACAATGCAGACATCAGCACACTGGAGTGCGCCTTGCTGACACGAATGTATTATTGCAAAGTGGGTAGTGAGTACGTAGCTCCGCCTCCCGTGGACAAGGGTCTGTTCGCGGAGCGGTTGACTGAGTTTAAAACAGCGTTATTGGATAACATGCGAGAAACCACCAAGTTTTCCTTCAATCAAGTATTGGAGACGTACTCTGGTCGTAGACGTACAATATACGAAAATGCGATGCGAAAGTTAACCCAGATCGGTTTAAGTAGAAACGACGCCCGCTCCATCATCTTTGTTAAGATGGAGCTAGTCAACCCCGAGAAAGCACCACGTTGCATCCAACCTCGTGATCCAGCTTACAATCTATCGTTTGGTCGGTATATTAAGGCTGTTGAGCACAAGTTGTATGATGCTATCCGGCGCGTTTACGGGGATGGTCCCACAGTGATGAAAGGATTTAATGTTGATGAGATAGGAAACATTGCTCGTGGGAAATGGCGTAGTTTTAAGGACCCGGTGGCTATAGGATTAGATGCCACCAAATTTGACATGCATGTGTCGCCTGCCGCTCTAGCTTGGGAGCACAGTATATACACTTCGATCTTCCCTCGGGACAAGTTCTTGAAGAAATTACTGCGATGGCAAATGAACAATCGAGGTGCTGGGTATTGTGGAGACGGGAGTCTCAAGTATTCAGTCACTGGCAAGCGGTTCAGTGGTGACATGAACACCGGCTTAGGCAATTGCCTTTTGATGTGTGCTATGATTTATGCATACGCACGTAGTCGTGGAGTTAATGTCAAGTTACTCAACAACGGTGATGACTGTGTCGTGATTATGGAAAAATGCGACATGGGAAAGTTCAACGAAGGATTGGACGACTGGTTCATGGAGATGGGGTTTAGAATGGTGGCTGAGGAGCCGGTGTACGAGTTGCACCAGATTGAGTTCTGCCAAATGCACCCTATTGAGATTGGAGACTCTTGCCGAATGGTTAGAAACATCCGCTCTACACTCCGCAAAGATAGTCTGACGGTACATAGAGTCACGGACCCGGTTCACAGGGAGAAGTGGTGTACTGCAGTTGGTACTGGAGGGTTGTGGCTGACTGGGGGAGTCCCAGTGCTGCAAAACTTCTACCAAGCTTACCAGAGGATTGGTTGTATGCGTGCCAGTAACATGCTGGACGATCCAACCTTTGCCACTGGAATGAGGCTGATGTCGAAGGGCATGGCCGAGCACTTTCGCGAGCCAGACGCGTGGACCAGGGTACAGGTATATGAGGCGTGGGGTATTACACCCGATGAACAGGTGTGTCTCGAAGAGCATCTGAACACGTACGAGCTTGTCCCTGAAGAACCCGTCGATGAATTGTTCAATTATACGCCGCTGTTGAGGGAGTTCTTGCCGTAAAGGCCGGGGTATTCCCCTACAACATAACTGATTGAGAGAGAATGCCGAAAAATAATCGAAAATTGCGAGTGAAGATCGTGGCGAAGAAGGCCACGAATAAAAAGAATGAGGTCACTAGGCTTGGAGCTGCTTTACGCACCCTTGGTGGACTTGGCGGAGGAGCCGTTGGGTCACTATTTGGAGCGCCGACCACGGGTACGAGTTTTGGTACTGGTCTTGGTGCGGCTCTTAGTCGCTGGCTTGGTAGTGGTGACTACAAAGTGGCTAGCAATTCAGTGGTATCACAATCGCTGAAGGGCAATGCCAGCATACCGAGTATGCATGCAGAAGGACAGTCTGTCATTGTCCGACACAAAGAATTTGTGACAGAAGTGCGAGGAAACAGTTCCTTCATGGTGCGGGGATCCTACGACATCAACCCGGGG